ATTGTAGTAGAAGTGGCGTATTACTATACGCAGAACAAGACGGTAAACCAGCAGGTTTTTTTATAGCCATGCCAGCAGGCGATTTATGGTTACCAGCAGGTTCCCCAGTTATGCGTGAAGCCGCATGGTGGGTTGAGCCAGCATATAGAGAAGGAACAGTTGGAGGTAAATTGTTTTTACAATATCTCCAAGTATGTAAAGAATTAAAGAAACGTGGTTTGATACAGGGTTATACAATGACACTAATGGATCAATCACCAAAAATCAAATTGGAAAAGTATGGCTTTAAACCAATTGAAACAATATATTACGCAGAGTAGGTAGTAGGAGTAAGCAATGGCAGTATTCACATTTATAGGAACAGCAATAGCAAAAGCAATAGGTGGTGCCTTAGTTGCAACAGTAGCGGGTGTAACATCACTTACGTTGCTTGGTAGTGTTGTAGCAGGTGTTATTGCGGCAGGACTGGCGTTTGGTGTATCAAAACTTTTAGGAGTATTTGATGTTCCCAATGTGAATATGAGGGGTAATGGGTCAAAAGTCCAAGTTGCCCCAGCCACGGATAATAAGATAGGAATTGCCTACGGCCGTAATTTTATGAGTGGTCCTATCACAGATGTGGCTATATCAAATCAAAACAATACTATGCACTATTGTATTGTGTTAAGTGAATTTATTGAAGGCGAAACATACACTCTAAACCAAACATATTGGGGCGATAGAAGACTTAACTTTACTAATCACAATGTAACCAGTTATTATGATGCTAACGCAACTACCAGAGAAGATTGGGCAAACAAAATAAGAGTCAGAGTATATGCTGGCGGAACTGCTTCAACTAATCAAGTATTTCCAACAAGCAGTAAAGTAGCCGCAACAACAATGATGCCACATTGGACAGACACAACAAATTATACCATGGAAGGATTGGTATTTGTCATGATGGAAGTTGATTATGATGCTGAAAACTCATTAACAGGCTTAGGCTCAATGAGTTTTGATATAACAAACAGCATGAACAATCCTGGAGAAGTGTTATTTGATTACATGACTAACACTAGATATGGGGCAGGACTTGCCAATGCTGATATTGATATAACAAGTATACTAGGCACAGCAAACACAGATATGAAAGGTTATGCCAATGAACTTATACCGTATACAAACAAAGCAAACGTAAGTGCCAACATTGCTAGGTATCAAATTAATGGATATCTAAGCACATTTGACAGTTGTATGGACAACATTGACAAGATATGTCGTAACAGTAGCACATACTTTACCTTTGACGGTAAACAAGGCAAATTCAAAGCAGTTCCTAACAGAGAATACTTGACCAGTGAACTAGCAAATGCCTTTGTGTTAAATGATGACAATATTGTAAGTAAAATATCAATTAGTTCAACAGAATTATACCAGCAACTTAACAAAGTAACAGTAGAGTTTGCTGACCAAAACAGAAAAGACCAAACAAATACAACTATAGTAGAAACACCCAGTGGTGATCGTAACACAGGCGAGCCAGACAATAATTTAGATTACAGATTAGAGTTAGTTAACAATAATATACACGCACAACAACTAGGGAATATTGATCTAAATCAAAGTAGAAAAGGTATGGTAGTAGAACTAACCACTGACTTTAGTGGACTACAAATAGACGCAGGTGATGTTGTTAAAGTAACAAACACAGACTATGGATTCTCAAACAGACTATTCCGTGTTATGAAGAACACAGAAGTATTAGGTCAAGATGGCATGATAAACTGCGGTTTATTATTATTAGAATATGATGATTCAGTATACATAGATGCTGTGGTAACAGAAACACCAGAAGAAGACGATCCAATTGATATTCCAATTATACCACCCCCACCACCAATTATACCACCTGGTATACTAAGTAGTTTCTTCTTTGATGTAAGTCAAACAGGCACTAGTGGATCAGGATCAGGTGCTAAGTTTATAGTAAGAGCAAACGCATCAAGTAGTGCTTATGAAGATGTATATGTTATGCCAGGACAACAAGGCACTGGGTATGTTAACGCAGAAACAATAACAGTAACAGGCGATACATTGCGTGGACAAACACCTACACATGATTTAACATTCCAAGTAGCAGGTGTTGTAGGTGGAGTGTTAAGCACCGCACCAGGTTCAACACAAAATATAACAGGTAACGCACTAATATACGGTTCAGGCGTAAACGGCAGTAATGGTTTTGGTGCCTATATTGATAGAAACGCAATAGGTGTGTATGGAGCAGGTGGACAAGTAGATGTGGCACCAGCCGCAAATGTTGATCTAACATCAAATACAGCAGTTTTAAGAAACATAGCACCAAGTGTTCCAATTGATTTAGCAAACATTGAAAATGGAGCATATACAGTATTAACAAATGCCACACCATTAGGTCAAATGCCAGATTCTGGAGTGGCTGATTACGGATTGAGATTTGAAATAGATGTAGAATATGCCAACAACCAAACAGTTAATAGTTTTGTTAGTAATGGGCAAAACTTTATAAACTTTCAAGAAATACCTCCTGTGATTAATTCACAAGGTGAGTTTGAAGTAACAGAGGATATGGTAAGTGCTGAAATACGTTTACAAGGTTTCAACACACTGGCAAATGTAGGTGGAAACGCAAATACAGTAGGTTTCCAGAACTTAAAATACGATATGTTTAAGGTTAACAAAGGTGACCTAGGCAATTTTGGAATAGCATAATGAATTACATAGTATACAATGAAACAACTGGTAGGATAGCATTTCACAACTATATAGGCACACAAGGCCAAGTAGCAAAATTATGTAGTGTCAATCCAGGCCTTACATACATGCCGGGCAAATGTCATGAAAGACATTGTAGAATAGATGTAAGCACAACGCCACATACTGTTTTACACAATCAAGACTTAGTGCCAGTAAAAGCAATGGTAAGAGATAGACGTAGCAAAATGCTTAAGGCGTGTGATTGGACTGTGGGTGCTGATTCACCATTATCAGATAGTAAAAAAGCAGAATGGCAAACATATAGACAAGCATTACGTGATATAACAGATACATACCCAAATCCCACCGCATTAGACGATGTATCCTGGCCTACAACACCATAAACTGATAAATACATATTAAATTAAGCCTATAATGCCTCAGTGTTATAGGAATACCCTTCAGGAGTAGAAATTATGAAAAGTAAATTCATCAAAACATCATGAGCGGCCGTCTGCTTTCCTTCTCTAAGTATATTTCTTCAGCAGATAATGTTCAAGTATTAGAAGTATTCAAAGACACCGCATCAACATTTACATATAACTATGGTGTAGATATATCTAACTACACGTTTGAACTAAGTGCTCAGACACTAGTTGTAAACAGTATGGCATATGACAGAACTACAGGAGATCCTTCCTTTAGTGATTCAACTATAACAGGCAGTTTTGCCAACGTAGAAATAGCAGATAGTAATATTAACAGATTAAGTAATGCCGCAGGAACAGTCAACATAACTATTCCAGGTAATTTATACGAAGGTAACGTTTTACCAGACAGTAGAGGTGAAACACCAATTACTGTTGTAGGAGTAAGATGGACCAACACAGGCGTAACTCCAAATACTGTAGATGAACATAGATGGGCACTCATACATAGATACTCACCAGATTCAACTTTAGGAAAACCAAGCACATCAGCAGGCTTTACAGCCTTGTCAACAACATAAGGAGGTAACATGGCAATATCCACTATATCGGTTACCGCAAATACCTCCACTATAAGTGTAGATACTACTACAAATACAGTAAGTGTTACCTCAACACCCACAACAGTAAGTGTAGGAACAGCAACACAGGTTACAACAGCAGAAATTAGAGGTGCGTTAAGCAACGTATCGCCTATATTATATAATTCAACATCAGGTGTGTTTAGTTTTGATGGCAGTAGTGTTTTTACAGGTAGAACAACAGACGACTTAGCAGAAGGGTCAACAAATAAGTATTTCACTGCCGCAAGAGCAAGAAGTAACATTAGTGTTACAGATGGTGGTGGATTAGGTAATTTAGCATACAATAGTAGCACAGGTGTTATTACATATAATGGCGCAAGTGATCTAGAATTAAGAAGTAAAATATCAGTCACTGATTCAGGTGGCTTTGGCAGTTTAACATACAGTAATGCTACAGGTGTAATTAACTTTACAGGAACAAGCACAACTGATGTAAGAGGCAGTATAAGTGGTGGAACAGGTGTTACTTATAACAGCGGCACAGGTGTAATTAGTGCCCTAGGCTTAAACAGCACATCAAGTTCATTTGCCACAGAAGGTGTTATGGCCAATACCCATGCTATATATCCAACAGGTAGACAATACTCAGAAGCATACGACGTAGGTATAAGTTACGATAGTAGCACAGGCGGTTTTAGTGTAGCATATCCACAAAAAAGTTTCCATGCTAGATTTAAAAATACAGCAATAGATACAACTAGAGGACATGTTTTAGCAGTTACAGGATATGATGCTAGTAATGATATACCAATTGTTGATTATCTAGACACAACACTTGCTGGTAACAGTATAGTTGCCGGTGTTTATATGGAAAGCATAGGCACAGTTTCTAATAGTGCTGTAAGTTATCCTAAAGTAGCAGTAGCCACACAAGGCTACATAACTAGTGGTGCTTACAATGGGCTAAGTGGACTTAAAACAGGTGACATATTATATGCTACCAAAGTAGGCAGTAGAGGTGGTTATACAAGCACAATACCAACAAATACTTATAATGGTATTGTTGATCCTATAGGTAAAATAGTAGAACAAGATGGCACATTGTATACATTATACATTGATGTAACACAACCTGCTATTGATACCAGTAACATATCATTAACACAAGGTAGTGCTACACAAACAGCAGGTAGACCTGTAATTGGTGTAAGTGGTAGTGAAATAGAAGTAGGCTCAGGTGGAAGTGCTGGTTTAACAGTTGTAAACAGACCCACAGGTCATAGAATTAATCTCAGTTTAACCAGTATAACAGGTGTAAGTGATGTTGCTAAAACATTTGAGGTTTCTGGACATCTAGGTGGCAATAATAAAAACATTGCCTTACAAGATATTAATTTAGCAAACCTAGACAACGCAACATCAGGCTTTGTTTCAAACGCACAGGTATTAAGTCACATTAGTTCAAGCCCATTAACTGTAGGTGGCAACTTAAACGTATCAGGTAACATTATAGCAACAGGTAACATTGATTATGAAAACGTTACTGACTTGTTTGTTACTGATCAAAAGATTACACTAAACGCAAATGCGGCTACAAACAGCAATGTTCAAATCATAGCAAACAGACCGCAAAGCACCAGTGTAGAAGTCAAATGGAATGAAGACACTGATAAATGGACGTTTACTAATAATGGTAGCACATATTACAATATACCTACATCTACAAGTGACCTAGCAGAAGGAACTAATCTTTACTACACAGACGGTAGGTTTGATACACGATTAGCAACTAAATCAACAAGTAATTTAAGTGAAGGAACTAATCTTTATTATACAGTTGCTAGAGCCAATACTGCTATTACAGACTATGATGGTGCGTTAACTCCTAGCAGTTTAACAGCAACAGGTAATATTCAAGGTGCTTATGTAAAAGGTAATGGTAGCGAACTATCAGGACTAACAACAACTCAAGTAAGTGAAGGAACTAACCTTTACTACACAACAGCAAGAGCAAATAGTGCCATTGCTGATTATACAGGCACAATAAGCACAGGTAACACTATAAGTGGCACCACAGTAACAGCAACAAGTAGTGCTAAAACAAACAAAATAGAGCCTAACAGTGGTAATGATTTAGACTTATATGATGTAAACAAATTAAAATACAACGCAGACAAGTCGAATATACATTGGAACACAGGTAACGTAACACAAATAGGTAGTGTTCTACGTAAAACAACAGGTGCTCTTGTATTCTACAACAGTGAAACAGTAACAACTGGTAGCACAAACCAAGGACTTATAGGAAGCACTGATGTTGGTGGTGTAATGGCTACTAGGTCACCTGCTTGGAACGGTGGACCAACAGGTGGTGTTCTAGGTATAGACGGATCAGCAGTTATGACAGCAGGCAGTAATGTTGTTCAATTGACTGGTTTACAAAAACTTACATCTAGTAATGTTCCAGCCGCAGGTGGAGAGTTAAACTACTATTATTTAGGTTTATATGCAGCTTCATTGGGATATAACCCTAGAACAACAGTAGACTTAGCAACAGTTTTCCATTCAAACATGGCACTGAAATTCAGTAATACCAGTTTAGCCTCTTTTGATGGACCATTCCCTAAAGGCACAGTAGTAAGTAGTGTAGCAAACAGTAGTGCCACAGGCGGTATTGCTAACGTTATAATGAGTAACCCTGCTGAACGCACAACAACATTTACAATTGGTAGTGCCTTAGATGCTTTTGGTCTATATCATACAGTAAGAGATACTTCTACTGGTGATTATAGATTCTTAAGTGGTGTTAGTGGCGATGGTCTTTTACACCAAACACCAAATGGATTAAGGTCAACAGGACCAAACGATTTTTCCATAGAAGGCACAGCAGAACTAGGTGCTAACTATTTCCAAAGATTTACTAGCACAAGTTTAAGTAACGTTAATGGTAGCATAACAGCAACTGACTTTACAAAAGCAAATTTATCTGTAGCAAATTCACCAAATGTAATTGAACACGAAAACGGCTTCCATAGATTTAAGAATACTATTGTGGTTGGTGACAAAAGTGATACTAGTAGTAGAAACTTACACACTGATCCTAACCCAGGCTTTGGATTAAATATTCAATGGAGTGGATTAGGCGATACTGATGTATATGGATCAACAGTTCAGCCTGCTATGACATTCTCAAACTTCACAGATGGCAGTTTACAGAGTTCAAGTGGTTTTGAAGACAAAGCAGGTCCAAGGGTTATGCTTGGTAGTTTCAATGGTAACAAAGAAAACAACTGGACAAATTGGTATCCACGACAAGGTCAAGAACTAGGTAAGTTTTCATGGTATAGCACAAGTGGAGAATCATCTTCATTATCCACAACAATTCCGCCTGCCGCAATCACAGCCATTGCGTCACATGATTGGGACACTACAGCAAATGTAAGTTTAGATATTATACATTACGCACAAAATAAAACAGCCGCAGACCAAATTGCTTTCTTAAAACATAGTGAAGATACCAGTATTGGTGCTTCAAGTGGTAAACAAGTTAAAATTGGACAAGGTGGAGCAGTAGGATCAGATGTAAGAACAAGCAGTAACTTAGCCGCAACACATTTAACAGTAGATGCTACTGAAACAGAACTGTTTAACAGATTACAACTGTATAGTTTAACAACTACAGAAATAAACGCATTGAGTTCGCCACAAGCAGGACAAGTAGTGTATAACAGCACACTAAATCAAATGTGTATATATAATGGTAGTGCTTGGCAGAAGATTACTCAAGCAACAATGTAATGCCAGTAGCACCTAAATACATAGCAGATGCGGCAAAGAAAGCCTTAGAAATAAGAAAGGATTTGCCGCCAAGTAGACAATACGGAACACTAGTAGGATTAGCAAGAGCAAATCAATTAGCAAATGGTGAAAACATAAGTCAAGACACATTAGTAAGAATGCGTAGTTACTTATTAAGGGCAAGAGCAAATTATAGAACTGCTAAGTCACAAGGTAAGACAGCAGAGAATTCAAAAGCCATAGGAGCATATCTCTTATGGGGAGGACCTAGAGCATTAGCATGGGTCGAACAACAACTTAAAACAAGATAGGAGATTACATACAATGGCACAAAGAGGCGGAATGAAGAAAGATAAGAAAAAGAAAAAAGGACAAAGAGGTGGTAAAGGCTCTAAAAGAGGATAACATAGATTGGCAAGGATACTATGCTAGTATCAAGTCAGTTTGTCCTTGGAGTTATAAGGCTTATATGAATGACAATATACTTGTTATTGACTACAGTCCCAACTGCTTTAAAACTTGGAGTTGTTTATTTACGGGCACTAAGTATGAAGCATTTGTTTACAAAATGCCGCAAGTAACAGCAGAAGAATTACACACATTATGTGANCATTACAATGAAACANTAGGCNACAAGTATAAGTCAGAGTTTCTTTGGAGTCACAATGAAGAAGGCGGAGATAGTGCGCCTGTTCCTATAATTATACAACAGGACAAAGAA